AGCACTTTCATTTTAGGAATCTGTTGCGTAATAATTAACTCAAAATCATCATTCTTTATAAAACTTGTATTTACAAAAGAGGTCGGAAAAGCTGAATTACTATTCGTCCAAGTAACCGAAGTAAATACAATCGTAGTCGTTGATGTCATCTCAACCCTATAATTAGCATTCGTATCATTTGTAATAGGCATCACATAAGAAACAGTTCCGCTAATATTACCGCTTGTAATGATTGCAACGTTATTCCTATAAACTGTAAAATTATAGTTATCACTTCCAACGGGAACAAATGCCAATGAAAGGGTAGGCGAAGAACTATTGAAAACAGTTAGCACATTATCAACCATCTTATCAAATGTATTTGAAGTATCATCTGCCCAACCGACAACAGGTAACGTTGAAGAAGTTAATTGTCCCCCGTTTGTTGCCTTCCCTTTTGTTCTATGTAGCCACATATACAAATCATCAAAATACGTGTTTGATGTTCCAGCACTTGAAAAGAAATCAGCACTAAAAGAAATCCCGTATTTATCTTCAATAGCTTTTATTATAATCTCTAATCTAATAGCATACTTTAACTCATTCCATTTAACGCCATGTATATTATTCCCTCCCCCATGTTGAAAATATAAATTACCACTATCCGCAATATGTTCGCTTGTTTTATAATACAGTCTTTGCGTATGCGTAACTAATGGAACTTGTAGAGGTTTAGCATAGTTAACACCGTCTACTGTTTTATTTAATCCCGTAGTTAAATAACTTTGGATATCTGGGTAACTGTAAACAATAGCACTCCCATCAGATTGCTTTTTGTTAAAGTTGTTCAACCAAGATAAGTCTGAAAGCTGATCATCCCCTAATAAGTTTTTTAAGGATATTGTATTCCCGAAAAAAGTTATCTTATATGTGTGAGCTAAATTATCTTTTAAATCAACACCTTCTAATTTTATGAATCCATCTTTAAAAGGCAAATCATTTAATTCAATTACAGAAGACACTCTTATTCTTGCATCAAAACCATTAGTAATATCGTAGTTGTAGAAATGTTTAAATATCTTATTGTTTAATTTTGAAGCTGGTAAGCTGAACGTTTTAGAGAACTCCGTAAATACCTTATCAATATCTTTAGCGTTCTTAATCGTATCGGTAAGAGTTACGCTCTCATCCTTAAACATATCTACTCGTTGCCCCTCAATATATAATTGAATTTTCTGCATTTATCTAATGTTGTTTATTACGTTAAATGAATTATCAAAGTCGATTGTATATTCTACAAGCCTATCGTTTAAAGAAGTCTTATAAGTGATGTTACTTGTTTTAACATTGATCGGTAAAACTTGTTCTTCTGTCGCAGTAATGTTCGTCATCCAAACTTTTTCAGATAACATTAGTTGTTTAAAAACCTCGTTATACTCCTCGCTTAAAAACCCACTACTTAAAGAAATAGATTCACTACCCGACACATTAAAATCTCTGTTAACGTGTGAGCTTTTACTATAAAGATTAAAACTGTTTCTTATGTTTGCTTTGTACGATTCTTTTTTAACAGTCATTTGTTCAACCGCCTTTTTAAAGAAGTACATATCTTGCAACGCTCCAAACTTATTTATAAAAGTTACTTTCTTTGGTTCGTATTTACACTCGCTTAAAACCTTAACGTTTATCGTTTCTATCTTGCCAACATTATTAGATACTTCTATTTTGTCAACCTCTCCAATCTCAAACTCATTTAAGAAACTAATAATACAAGCATTCGGTTCATAGATTCCGTTATTCCCTAAAATCCTATCGATATAATTTTCAAAGTTTACTTCTCCATTTACTGTAACGTACTTAATCTTATTAGCTGAATTATTGCTATTTGTGTAAGACTGCGTACCCACTACAACCCCATTCTTATAGAAAGTAAGAACGGGATCTTTTAATACGTTAACGGGAATACGTACAAGATTATCAGAGAGTGCAAATATCTCGCGGTTAGTAATCATGACAGAACTTGTATCAACATCAAAATCATTCTCTTCAAAATAAGAGTAACTATCAAAAGAAATAATTGCTGGGGGGTTTATGGTAGATAGTAAAACATTAGAGGAGTTATATGCTCTAATAACAAATTTAAACCATATTGATTTACCAGCATAATCCCCATTAAAAGTGATGTCTAAGAAATCTTTTATTAATTCTGAAACCTCATAGCTTACAGAAATACTTCCAGCAATTACGTATTTTTTTAAACTGTATTTAATAGTAGTTGTATCTGTCGACAACCCTTCCCAGATATAAATATCTAATTCAGTATATGAAGTATTAGGTATTGCGGTGCTTACGTAATGGGGGCTTCGTAAATTAATTGCCATTTTATTTTGTTTTTATATTGTCTTTTGTTGTTGTTTTTATTAAAGCCTCTACATCTAATCTAAATGCTTTAACAATGTCCTTATCTAAATTTTTAAACGCTTTCTTAAATGGCTTAGTAAAAAATAAACTTGGCTTGATCCCTCTGTTGTAAATGTTACCCGCAATAATATGCGCGATTGTTTTATAATTACCTTTTGTAAACTTTCCCTTTTTATCTCTTAATCTTACATTCTTTCTCTTTGCCCATTTCTCCAGACTTAAAACAAAATCTTTATAGTTTCCCGTTTTACCACTTCCGAAACGATACTTACTGTTTGGAGCTTGTTGCCCTTTTATCTTTGCGTTAGGCGAAACCTTCGAAGGGTCTTTACCTTTTACCCCAGCATCTTGGTAGATTCCATACTCCGCCATGATAAAGTCTAATCCGAAACTATTTTTACTTACGTTTAAATCGTATTTTAAACTGTTGTATAGTTTACCCGTATCTTTCTTTTTGCCTCTTGATAGATTGGCTCTTGCTTGGCTTATCACATACTTAGCAAAAGCATTCAGCTCCTCTTGTACATTCTTTAGCATATCAATATATCGTTGGGAATAAGCACATCAAACGACAAAGACCAACCCGCCATTTCATTCTCAAACCGATCATAGAAAGGCTCAAAAGTTGGATTCCCGTCTAACTGATATAAATCTTGATGTAATGTTCCGCCTCTTAATACTTGTACTAATTTATTTAATACCGCCAATTGCGTGTTTAATATATCTTGCTCGTTATTGTTACCGATGAAAATATCAAATACCTCATCCTTAGAAATGTTCACGATATCCATAGCTAAAACCGAAAGACTAAAGCGTAAAACATTATCATTATTATCTACATTCCCCACGATTATATGAGACAATGGAAAGATGGTTTGTTTACTTAAATCTATTTTAGTGATATCTCCCGTTGTTACTGTTTTGACATTCACATCTGAAAGAAGTTGATTCTTTATTGTTTCCGTTACTTGATAAAATCCCTTCATTTAGAATTTGTTTTTAATTTGTTGTGCTTCTAATTCTGCTTTCTCTTTCTTAAATGATAGCATCGTAAAACATTGATGCACGTTTAGTTTAGTGATATCCTCAAGCCTTCTAATATTTCCGTCAGCGAGTCCATAAATTGATGAGTACCATCCCCACTTTGCTCCGAAGTTAGCTGATCTTGAATAGTCTTTATCTCCGCTTGATTGCTGGAAGAGAGAATCGTATGCTTCGACAATTCCAGTCCTAAACTGTAAAAAAAAAAAAGGCTTCCGAATGCACAACTTAATGGCATGTCTTTTAAAACCTCTGGGTTCTTTACATTATACTCTTCAATGTTATACTTTCCTACTTTACTCGTTTTGATTGGTCGATACAAAACATTCATAGCCACATGCATCTGATCCCATTTACTTGCGTTGTTATCTAAGTCGATATACTCCCCTAAACTTAACTCGTCTAAGTCTGGGATAAAACCATATTGAACACCATTCATAGTAAATCTTTCGACGTGATGAGGTGTTTTACTTAATAGATCATTTAAGATATCTATGATAGAAACAACGCTTGACATCTTTATCTTATAACTCTCAGATAAAGGAATTCCGCAGAATATCTCTATCATCTTAGCATCTAAAAAATTACCCTCTGGATTGCTTTCCGAGATCTTCAAATACTTTTGATACTGTCCTAATGTGATTTCACTTAAGGACGTTGGAACATTTATTTCGATCTTCATATTTATATAATAGTATTTTGTTAATGTTTTATGAAAAAAGCCTTACAATTTTCATAAGCTTTGGTTAATAAATAAAAATCTTGGTGTGTTTTAGGTTTGGCAATTCTAATTTCTTTGCCCGTTTTATGATGTATATAACACTCTATTGTGGCAATCATTTGAAGGTTATCCATTACCTAATAAAGTATTTTCCTTTGTTGGGTGTTTGGAGTTGTGATGTGATGGCATATCTACAAGCATCAATACAATGGTTAAAGGCATCAATTGGTTTATTAATTGTATTCCCTTCCCTATCTTTCATCCATGTATAAGACTGTAACTCTTTTAATAAGTTAGTACTTCTGTTTGTTACAAATATTTTGTTTTGATTGATAAGGTTTATTCCGTACACAATTGAATCCTTTCCTTTTGTACATGGGAGTATTTTATGTCCGTATGTTCTGATCTCTGCAATTGATTTTGGCTCTGCTGAATCGGCATAGATTACTGAGTTTACATCATGCGTTTTTAATAGGTCTGAGATATCTGAGTTTAATAATTTCTTTTGATAGATAACCTCATCAAATATATAGGCATCGTTAAACTTGTATAAAGCTATTAATGTAGTGGGATCATTTGAGTAACCAAAATCCATTCCCATACATAACAACCTTGCTTCTTCTGGTAGCTTTATTTCTTTCCATCCCGTAATACAAACACCATCTAACGAACCCACTTTACCAAGCCCGTACACTTGCCACCAATTACTCCAATAAGCAGAGTCTTTCGCTTTGTCTCTTGCTGATTCAATATCTTTTACAATCGTTTCGGGTAGTGCCTCGTTATCTAAATAAGTAAGTGTGATAAAATCAACATCATCTTCAATAGCCACTTCTTTATGCGCCCAGAAGTTTGCGGTAGGATTAAAGTCAATCCAAATGTCTCCGCTTGTTCTTATTGCTAATTGGTTGTATGCATCGAAAGGAATGTTGTTAGCTTCATTAACATATAAAACGTGTCTTCTTGCTCCTCTTAATTTATCGGGTTGCTCTACGCTAAAGAATTCTATATAACTTCCATTCATGAAAGTGTACTTTAAACCCGACCTATTCCAATGACTATCGATATACCTACCCGTAGCAATCATGATCTTTAGGAAGTCTTTCATTGCTCCCCTTCTCAGATGTGGTATTGATTCAGATACGACACTTGTTTCAAGCATTGGAGTTCGAACACATCGGTCAATAAGTATCGGAAGTATTCCAAAAGTTTTACCCGCAGATGTACCCCCTTGAATTACTTTCTTACGCTTTTTAAGAGCGTGTAACTTCTTTACCGCAGTTGTGCTTTGGAACATCTACAAATCAAATAAAGGTTGCTCTGATGTGATTGAAATGTCTTTTGTTTCTTTTGGTTTACCAGCGTAGTAATTGTAAAACATTTGTACATATTTAAAGTTCCCTTCCGCAATTCCTTTTTCTAAGGCTTCATACGCTTTAGGTTCTAACGGAGACAATCTCTCTATCATTTGTATTTCTTCTGCTTTAGATTTTCGTCCAGCTTTACCCGCGTGACCTTTGTTGTTTGCTCTTTTATCCATAATCAAATAAAATCATTATTGATTTCTATAAGTATATAATAGATTATTCCTCAGTTTTTATTTCTTCTTCTTGAATTTCTTCTTGAGTCTTTTGAATTGCTTGAACAATTGCTTGAATTTCTAAGGCTAATTTATAAGTCATCTTCTCTAATAATACTATCCTTTCGTTTACTGTGAATTTTTTATTTTTCATTATTAAAATTATATTTATAATTATATCTTTCTACTTCGACCTTTTGATTCATGATTACATTCATTCCATTTAGATGGCTATCTGTTGGAACAAAGTAATTCCATTTACTATAAGATGAGGATGCTAAATAATAGAAGAAAAAGATTGCTCTCTTTCCAGTATTCTTTTCATAAATTACTGTTGCGGTGTGATCACTTGTTGGGATTATTTCTTGTACTTTAAAAGTTTCATTGTTGAAGTTATTCGCTCTATTATTATTAGAGTATCTATCACAAACTTTATTAGTAAATATTTTTAATTCTTTAGCTACTTGTTTATTCATCTTTTAGCTTATTGTCTAATTGCTCAATCCATAATCTTAGTATTCTTTTATTGCAAGTACATGGTTCGCTATACTTATGAGAATAATGTCTTGAATGTAAAAGGCACATTAATTTAAAATCATCGTTAGACATCTTAGTAGTTATTCTTAGCCTTGTTTCTTTCCAGAGTTTTATATCTTCTTTCATATTAAACTTTTTAG